TGTGGATAAATTAAATCCTGCATATTGGTTGTTGTTGGAACAAACATGTTGTAGTCAGGAGTTGTACAAACATAAAGTGAGTCAGCTCTATCATTTTCAATCATGTCAATTGCACTACCAACCAAGTCAGAATGATTAATATAATCAATACCAGGGGTAACGAATACGTTAATATTAACTGCCTCAGGATTTGAGAATGTTTGTTGACCTAATAAATAAGCGTAATAATCGGTGTTACCAAAACCTTGTGTGGTATCCCCAACAGTAATCTGTTTAAACGCTCCCCAACCTGTTGCCGTAGGATATTTAATTGATGGACACGAACCTCTTAAGTAACCATTTCTACCTAATACAAATCTATCAGTATTAGTTCTTGATTCTCTATAAATGTCCCATCCGTCAAATCCTCCTTGTACTAATAATGAGAACTTACGAGCGTAAATTCTGTAGTAAGGGTTCTCTTCTGAATCAGGGTCTTGAGTAAATGGTGCATCACCACAATAGAACGCTGGTGTTCCACTTGTAACGAATGCGTTAGGTACAGTGATTGCACTTGCGTTAATATCCATGTGGAAACCTCTACTTCTAAAGTTCCATTCTTCACCCGTAGAATCTGTACAGATATCTAAAGGAAGTTGTTTACCTTTGTAAGAGTAGTAATCAACGTCAATACCTACAGTATCAGAAATACCTAAATAAGTTCTACGTACATTATCACCGTTACTTCTTGTAATATCGTCAGCTCCTGAAGATAAACCAAATGGTGGGTTATATACTACCTCACCTGGGTAATCGTATTTTTGTTTAATAATTGGGAATGGAGGTCTAACCCCCGCGTACTCTCTAAAATTGAATCCTAAGAATCCACAAGGTAATGCGTCTATTGGTGCGTCTTCATTAAGTTCAATCATAATATATTTAGAATTCAACTCATACTCACCATCGGTTGTACCAATTTTTTTCGCAATAAATGCGTTATCATTAGGGTCCATATTACAGTTAGTGAATTTTTCAATAACAACTGGATTTGCGTCTGAGTCAAAGAAATCTCTAACTAATACGTCAAACGTTCCATTATTAAACGAAATGTTTGCGATTGAGATTTTAACTTCGGTGTTTGCCGCCTCACCATCAGCAATTGTTGTAAATTTGAATAAGTTGTAAACCTTGTTACCTCTTAATTCAGATACAATCCATGGTGATGTTGGTGATTGATATTGTTCTAAATACCAAGCGATTGATGTAGGGTCACTACCTTGTCTTGCGTCAGGTAATGCGGTTAAGTCACAACTTAAACCTCTAATAAACCCTTTTCTCCATCCGTAGTTTAATAAAGCTTGGAATCTTTCCTCCACAAATAAAGGAACCACAGTTCTTGGTTTTGCGAAGTTAGATGAACCAAATACTTTTGGTAAGTACTTAGGGTCAGAATTTTGGAGAGATGTTTCAAAGAAATAGGTGTCCCCATCTTTACTTGTAATGTTAATACCAAAAGTTGCGTATGGATTTTTAGTAACCCCTGAATATGAACCTGAACAGTTCATAGTAACATCTGTTAAACCACTAACCTCATAAACGGGACCATTATCTGTTGAGTATGTTGCTAAACCTCTTGAACGAAGTGTTGCGACTACTAAGTCATCGTAATCTGTAAACGCAGTTCCTGAGTATACATAAATTCTACCAATTAAAGTACCTGTGTAACAATTAACAGGTGCAAATGTTGTTGTTGTTGTTGTTGCGGTTGGTGTTGGTGTAACACAAGGGTTTGTTGTTGTCGTTGTTGTAGTTCCTGGTACCGTTGTTGTTGTAGTAGTAACAGGTGGTGTTAAAGTTAATCCTGTAACAATAGACCAAAATGAATAACCACTATAAGCGGCGTTACCAACGTTATCAAATAAACCATAATACCAAGGGTCATTTTGTGGTGCAGCATAATCAATTACGCTTGCATCAACACTATTAACTCCAAATACGTTTGTTTCAGCGGTAAAGATAGGACTAAACGCGTCATAAGTTTCTCCTGAAATCGCACCATAATAATAAATTGATGTATTTTCTAAAGATGGTGTGTTTAATATATCAAAAATTTGATTGGTCATATTTGTTCTAACCGTAGATAAACTACCATCAAACAATTCATATGGAATATCTAATTTCGTAGCAATTTCCGCGGGAATTTGTGTTGGGTCAACAAATGATATTGAACCGAAACTGTTATTACAACCTGAGAAATCGATTGCAAAGTCAATTGTTTGGTAATCAACACATGTGTCGATACAATTAACTGTAGTTGCACTTTCACAATAGAAATCTACTGTAGATGGGTCTACGTTTGCTTTAGTTGTTATTGTCCATGATGGACCCGCATCATACCCTGATAATCCCAATACTCTTGTTACAAACAACTGGTTAGATTGTTGTAAATAAGATTTAGCGATATACGACGCTTCATATTTAGGTATTTGCGTATTTATGAATTTTTCTGGAGACGTTCCTCCAAAGTAAGTTGAGAATTCGTCGAAGTTTGTAATAAAAATAGGTTCGAAGGCTGGACCTTTTATTGTCTCCCCTACAATACCTAGTGTAGTAACCCCTACACTCTGTGCTACGAAACTCAAATCGACTTCAGAAGTATACACCCCAGGTGATACGAATACTTTACTGTTTGTTGCCATTAGTCTTGTGTTTTCTTAATTAATTTATTTTATAGATAAATATTCTGAAAAAAACCAAAATACTTTACTTTCCTGCAAGTATTTATTATTAGGGAGAATAAATTCTGCCTTTTTTCTACCATGGATAACAACAAAAAAAAAATAAAGAATTTAAAGATATCAGTTGAGTCTCACGATGTCTTAAAGACCTATTGCGAAAAAAGAGGGATAAAGATGTATCGTTTCTTAGAAAGACTTATTTTTGAGAAATGTAAAGAAAAACCCGATATATACGGTGAGAATTAAACTAATATATCACTAAACTTAATTATACTGTCTTTATCTATGTCATTTTTAGTGACAATTAATCTGAGAGTGTCGTTAGTATTTAACTGAATTTGTTCGATATCCATACCGTAATAGTCGTTATTAATGAACACTTCAAATGATTCAACATTGTTGGTTTCGACCAAATTTAGGTCAACTGTATAATCAAAAATTTGTGTAATAATATTATTTCCAACAACAAATAAAACATCTAAAGTTGCACTTTCGGAAGTTAAAAGTTTTTTTTGTCGTTTTCTTGTTCCCTGTGATTCAAGCTCAATAACTTGTAAAATTCTAGAAACCGCGGGAGAAACCTCAAACTCATCCTCATCAATTAAAAAACCAAGTAATGTGAATTCATAACTTTGTACATAATATTTTCTTTTCTCTAAATCTACAACAGATTCATCACTAATGTTTCCCATCACTATTGGAATATAATGTCCTTTAATTACGGTATAGGCTTGTCTTGACGCAAACATTTCAAGTACATTTTTATTAAAACTGTTTAGTTCTCTCATCCTGTTACAAACTATCTTAACATTATATGTAATATCAACAGGTACAGGTTGAGGTATTTTATAAACGTCCGCACCATGTCTTTGTCCGTCCCAAGTAGGTACCTGAGCGTAGAAATATTGTTTTCTATTAGGAATGTTATATAGAGTTGCGGGATTAGTCCCAAACTTAACCTCAGGAACACGAACAACAGTAATGAACGGTGGTTCAGTGTTTTTATCAATATTTTGAATATTCCAAGTTTCCGTGAATTGAGCCCAATTTTGAGTTGTAATTAAAATATCAATCATAGGAATCACCTTTCCATCAACAACAGTTTTTAATTCTGTCTTAACAAAATCCAAAAATCCACCATCTAAATCTGCATGTAAGATTGACTTAGGAAGATAGGTACCGTCTCTATTAATCTTATCAACCAATTCCTGTCTTCTTGGTAGAAGGGTTTTTGGATGCGTCAAAGGGATGTTTTTCTTAATTTTAGGTAACGGCATTTTAATATTTTTTTATTTCGTTTATTACGAATAGTTTGTTTTTTAAATTAACCATGTCAACTTCTTTTGCTTTGTATACTGGTCTTTCATCTGATTTATATACAAAACTATCATATTTGTAAGGGTTATATGTGACCACATTATCTGTTGGTTCTTCAGGAATATTTTCACATGGGTACTGACAATAATCAACTAAATCACCAATAACAAACGCGTGAACATTTTTTGACATTTCACTTCTAACTCGGTCTTTACCACCTTTTCTAACTCTAAACTCAACATCATTTAATTTAACGTAATCCGCATGTAATATAACTTTTGATTTATATGTTACAGAAAAAGTATGTTTGTGTAAATTATAATAAACCATTACTCTTTTACCTTTAAATTCATCTTCAGAATTTTCTTCCGAATTATTATCCATTAATTCTAACAATCTTAATGCCTGTGTTTCTTTAATTAATATTTTCATTATAAACCTCTAAATTCATTATTAGTAACTGCTGAAGCCATAATCGTTCTGTAAAACGGTTTAAACCCTGCGTACGTGTGTTTATTATCCGAGATAACCCTTCCGTCATTATTTACAGTATAGTATCTAACTTTATCTTCTGTTTCATAATAACCAATGTAATCACCATAACTAATATCAATACCTAATTCATCCAACTGTCTTTGGTAAACTGAAACTTTAATATTCCCTGGCTCAAACTGTTCTATTTTGGAATTTCCTAAATATTTATTTTCAGGAGCCATAATTTGAACATACCCTTTAAACTCTATTGGAGGTAAAAATTTAATACCGTCACTAACAGTTTCCCCATAAACATCATCGGTTTTTGTTTTCAATCTATCGATACGATAAAGAACTAAGGTGAAGTTCATATCGCCGTATAACCATTCCTCCCCGATTGAGAGGTCTAAATTAAAATCTTCATCTCCGAAGAATTTACCTATTCTAGTAATTGGAACTTTATTAGTTGACATATTGATAAATATTAAAAGATTACTTATTTTTAACTCAAACCAAATCTTTTGGAAAATAATATAGAAAATAACAAACCTCTATTAGAGAGAAGAGCATTAGAATTACTTGAAACTTATTCAGGGGCAAATAACTATATCCTAAAATTAAAAACCCAAAAAGAATCTAATAAGAAATTTTATCCCACAAGAGCCCAATCTGATTATATTATTAATTATTACGATGTAACTCCTAAAGTTGGAAAAAAATGGGTTGACCTTGACCCTTACTTTGCCAAAAAAATTGCAGATGAAAAATTATTAACAACAATACCTGAACAAGTTTGGGTTGAGAAGTTATTGGTTGAGAAAGACAAATCATATCATGTTTGGGGAAAAGTATTATCGGGGGAAACCATACACGAGTTTTGGTTACCCAAAGGAGCTTTGATTAAGACACACACAATTAAAAATGTTAATATAGATTATTCAAAATATTCTCACAGACCTCCATTAGAACATCAAAAAATTGCTATTGAAAAACTGGCGGGGTCTAAAAGATTTATTCTCGCAGATGATATGGGGTTAGGAAAAACAACCTCAACAATTATTGCCGCATTAGAAACGGGGGTTAAGAAAATATTAATTATTTGCCCCGCGTCCTTAAAAATAAATTGGCAAAGAGAGATTGAAAACTATACAGATAGGAGCGTTTATATTGCCGAAGGAAAAAACTTCTCACAAGAACACGATTTTATAATTGTTAATTACGACATTCTTAAAAATTTTTATGATTTAAAAGATAAAGAAAAATCTGAAATATATAAAAGTAATTTTGACCTAATCATTATTGATGAGGCTCATTATGTACAAAACGGTCAAGCTCAAAGAACTAAATTAGTTAATAGTTTTGTTAAAAGTGTTGATAAACTTTGGTTATTAACAGGAACACCAATGACATCAAGACCGATGAATTATTTTAATTTGTTATCTCTCATTGAAAGTCCTGTTGCTCAGAATTGGATGGCGTACGCAATTAGGTATTGTCAGGGGTACCAATTTAAGGCTGGAAACAGAAAAGTTTGGAATGTTACAGGGGCATCTAACTTAGAGGAATTAAGAGACCGAACCTCAAGACAAGTATTACGACGTTTAAAAACTGAGGTACTTGATTTACCTGACAAAATAATATCACCAGTTTATCTAAGACTTAAATCTAAATTATATGAAGGTTTAATGGGAGAGTACTATGATTGGTATGAAAATAAAACAGACGAATCTTCATCTTTAACGGTACAATTTAGCAAGTTAATGAAAGTTAGACAAGTCATTGCAGAAGAAAAAATTAACGATACGATTGAATTAGCTCAGAATATAATTGACCAAGGAAAAAAGGTAATTATCTTCACTAATTTCACAAATACATTAAATAAAATTGCCGACCATTTTGGTAAACAAGCGGTTAGATTAGATGGGTCAACCTCTAAACCTATGAGACAACACGCAGTTGACCAATTTCAGGATAATGAAAAGATTACGGTTTTTGTTGGTAACTTAAAGGCCGCAGGTGTTGGGTTAACCCTAACCGCCGCTGAGGCCGTAATTATGAATGATTTATCTTTTGTTCCCTCAGACCACTCACAAGCGGAAGATAGAGCATACAGATACGGTCAAAAATCTAATGTGTCGGTTTATTACCCAATATTTGAAAACACTATTGAGGGGGCAATTTATGACATCTTAATAAAGAAGAAAAATATATTTGAAACCGTTATGGGGGACAATTTAGATAAGGCCGACTTTATTGAAGAAGTGATGAATAGAATAAACAATCGCAGATAATTTGAAACTTCCGCTTATTTATAATAATAAAATAAGCCTTATGAAAAACATTGAAAAAAAAATTGACCTCATAACCGAAAAAATTAAAACGGTTGAAAAAAATGAGAATCAAAAACTTTTCTTAAACGAAATGAAAAGAATTGGTATCGAACGATTACCATATGCCTACTCATCCCTAAAACAATTTATTGACGCCGAAACAATGGACTACCATTATAATAAACATTATAAAGGTTATGTTGATAAGTTAAATTCCGCACTAAGTAAAAAGAAATATGGGGATTTAGAGTTAGAAGAAATCATAAAATCAATTAGTAGATTTGATAAAAATATTAGAAATAATGCTGGTGGAGCATTTAACCACGCATTATTTTGGAAAATGTTAACACCAAAAACACAAAAACCTAACGGGGATGTGTTAACTCAAATTAATAAAGATTTCAAAAGTTACAACACTTTTAAGATTAAATTTGAAGAGGTTGCGAAAGAACGATTTGGGTCTGGATGGGTTTGGTTAGTTTTAACAAAATCTAATAAATTAAAAATTGTTTCAACCGAGAACCAAGACAATCCTTTAATGAACACTATTGAAGATGGTGGTTACCCCATACTTGGGTTAGACTTGTGGGAACACGCATACTATTTGAAATACCGAAATAAAAAAGATGACTATATTAAAAACTTTTGGAAGTGTGTTAATTGGGATTTTGTAAATAAACTGTATAATTTAAAGATTGAATCTAAAATAAATGAAAGTGCCACATTACGAACCATAATTTCTGAAGGTAAATCCGAGAGATGTAGTCGAGATGTAAATGAGGCGATTAGATTTGTGTTCAATATTAACCCAAGGGTTAAAGAAATCTTTAAAATGAGTATTAATAAAATTATGAGGGAAGTTTTTCCTGAAAATTTTTACGAAAACAATCAATTTGCTGATGGTGAAATGTCAGGGGTTTATAATTTAGAAGGTGAAGGTCGTTCTGTAATTAATAAATTAAACACTAATTATAGTTGTTTTTGTGTTCTATTAAATGATATTAATCGAGTACTTAAATCTCAAGGAAAACCTGAGATTAAAATGATTGGATTAAAACCTTTCGAACAAATCAGTGAGGTTAAAAAATTTGTTAAAATATTAGACGAATATAAATTTAGAGTATTCAATCAAGAGTCGGCAACATTTCAAAACTTAATGAAAATTTTGACACAAACAAATACGTGGGGTCAAAAAAGAGAAGATGAGACCGTTAGAATCCTTAAGAAAAAATTTGGTAATGAAAATGTAATTCCTGTTGGTAAATTAGGGAGTAAGGAAGATATGATTGGGGGTATTGACTGTGAAATTATTGTTGACGGTGTTAAGTTAACTAGTCAAGTTAAACCATTCACCTATATTAAAAATATTGACGGGGAAATTCATGTGTCAGGTTCCGCTAACGTTAAAAAATATTCAACCGATTGGTTAATTTTCACAAAAAATAATAAAGATGTATTAGTTTTTAGTAATAAAAATACTAAGATAATCGGAGGTCAATATGTTTTCCCCGAATCCGATTTAATTTACGACCTAAATTGATATTTATATATAAACGAAACACATGGCAATAATACCTGAAAATGAAAGAACCCCATTATTTAATAAAGTAAGACATTTACTTGGGGCGCCTCTACGTTCTGTCGAATTAGTGGATGAACAAATGGATACGTTATTAGAGTTTGCTATTGATGACTACTCTCAATACGTACAAAATTGGTTAATCGAATCTCAGTGGTCAAATCTATGGGGATTAAACTTAGATACACAATCTTTATCAAGAGCCTTCATTACAAAGACATTAGACTTTGAAACGAGGTATACATATGCGTATTCTAAAATTGTTGGTCTGCAGGCTGGTGGTGATTGGGTTCTTAAAAAAGATTATGTACAATTAGTGCCTAACCAACAGATTTATGAAATCCCCGCAAATCGAGAGATTAACGAAGTGTTGTGGTTTACCCCCTCAGAATTAAATGGATTGTTATTCGACCCTTGGACCTGTGGTGGTTTAGGTGGCGGGGGAATGGGGGGACCTGGTGGTTTTGCTCAAATGGGTGCGTCGGGGTCATATTTTATGATGCCAGCATTTGACATGTTATTAAGAATGCAAGAGATTAATATCCAAAG